ATCACCTGTGAATGTGCCACCAACAAAAGTATTAGCAGTTATACCATCCACAATAATACTGTTTGTTGTTGTATTTCCATTTGTTGTTACACTATCAAGTGTGGCATTATCAGCACCACTGCTACCAGTAAATCCAGTTGCGCCCTGACTACCAGTGTAACCTATGGGTCCCTGAGCACCTTGTGATCCAGTGTATCCTGTTGGTCCTTGTGCTCCAGTGCTTCCTGTATAACCAGTGTCACCTTTGTCACCAGTCCTGGCAAATGTTACAATCATATCTGTTTGGTTAGTAAAGTTTGTTACACTACCGCTTACATAAGCAATATCAACGTCAAAATAACTTGTTTGTTCAGTAAGGCTACTAATGGTATACAACACAAAATTTGCGGCATTTGCCTGTTCTGATAATCTTACATGACCTTTTATAGTAGATGTAGAATCATCAATAGTTCTTAAGAAACTCTGAATATCTGTGCCATTTTGATCTGTATCATCAATATACATAACATCAGCGATAGCAACATTAGAGTTGTTAACTTTTACTATACCTGTGGTAGGTGGACCAGCTGTTCCTGTGCTGGTGCTCCAAACATATTCAAATGTAGCACCACCAAATCCACCTTCCTGACCTTGAGAACCAGTAAAGCCTGTGGCACCTTGAGAACCAGTAAAGCCTACATTACCAGTAACACCAATACTACCAGTATAACCTATAGCACCTTGGCTACCAGTATAACCTGTTACACCTTGCGCACCTTGGCTACCAGTATAACCTGTTACACCCTGAGCACCTCGTGAACCTGTGAAGCCAGTAGCACCTTGTGAACCAGTAAAACCAACACTACCAGTGTAACCTATAGTGCCCACTGATGCATCTACCCAATTCGCACCAGTCCATACTTGTAAAGTGTTAATAAGTGGTGTATTATCAAACCATAGTGTGCCTTGATCCGCACCAAAACCCACAGTGGGTGCTGTGGTTCCAAATACTGCTCTGGCTCTGCCACCTGCTTCTTCCCACACACCACTCACATACACATACAATATTTCATCTGTGGTATTAAACCATAACCAACCCTCAGCAGGATCAGTAGGTGCTGTGGTTCCTACATCAATACCAATTTGTTCTGTGGGATAATCAAACACTTTCATTTGTGCTAGATATTGATTACCAGTCCATGTAACACTAAGCATGGCCTTTTGACCCACCGTCTCAGGAATGAATATGCTATCATCTACCCAAAACCAGTTTGAATAATTACCTGATGTAGTATCTATTCGGCCTGGTGTTGTGGCTTGTGTAAACACTATGTCTACAATTTGTCCCACTGCTATATTTGATAGTGTGATGCCAGTTATGTTTCCTGTGATGTTAATGGGAAACACATCATAATTTGCTACATCTAAATCAAGATTGCCTGTGAGATCACCTGCGTATACAGGTGTGAGCGCAGGATCCATAACACTGCGTCCTCTAACAACACTGCTACGATCAAGCCAAGAGATTATGCCTCCAACTTTGTCATAGTAAATTGGATCTAAAGCATTAATAGCATTTCTGATAGCAGTGTTACCAACAGCAGTGCTGGCTTTAACTTCTATGGTTACAGGTGTAGAAGTTACGCTAACAGCTGAATTTGCTTCCGAAACACTTACGTTTGATTGTGTGCCTTCAACTTCAATAATGGCGGCCATGTGTTTCTCCTTTAGCTAGCATTTGTGATAGTTATTGTGGTAGTGCCTGTGCCCCCATTACCAAGAACAGTGTCTGGTATTACAATAGTATCAGTGTTGCGATATCCACTACCAGGATTAGCAATGCTAACTTCTGGATCAGTGCCTAAGGTTTCCCATTTCAGGTTAAGTTGTAAGCCAACACCATTGGCGCCTGGTTGGCTACCATTGTCAGTGTAACTATACACAACATCTAATGTAGCATCATCCAATCCAGGAGCATAGCTTCGTGTAAAGCTGACCACAGCACCAGTGCCGTAAGGAATGTAACTAGCATCCAAGCTAGGATCTCCAGGAGTGCTGTCACCTGGCAAATAACGTTCTATGATTGCCCAACGGTGGCTATCTGTGTCAGTAGCACTGCCGTTAGGTGAGTTCCAGGTAAAACTTGCCACTGTCATGACAACATTTTCTCTGGCGTTGGGAAAAATAGCTCCGGTATAACGATCTGCTTTGATTCTATAATCTACACTACCATTCAACACATCAGTTATTGTGGTAGGAGTAGGATCTGTATAACTTGGCCAGTAGCCCAGAACATTTGTTTCTGTAAAATTGGGCAAACCTGTGACACGATCATAAGTTACGCTGTCCAACAGCAAACTCTGATAGGTGCTACCAAATGTCCAGGACGTAATATCCTGAGCAAAATTATAGCTATAAACTTTTGTGGTGCTGGGGAACATTTCGATAACTTTAACGTTATCTGCTCCACCCAGAAATTGACTAAAACTGAGCAGTCTACCTGACATATTTTTCTCCTGAAGGATACGAGCTAACCAATGAGTTGATTAGCAAGCTAGTATTACTATTTATTTGATTTTTAATATTCAGCATTTTAATAGGTGCCTCCTGTGTAGATAGCGTTTGTGGGCCATCCATAGGGCTCCTGACTCCAGGGATAGTTTGTGATATATCTGCTATCACCCACTGGTCTAGCACTGGTAAAATGCGTGTTGATGTCACTCACACCTTGTGGTGATTCTGTGTAGCCCACCATCCAGGTTGGCCATTTACCACTAGTAAATCCTGTTGCGCCAGTGGCAAAATTTTCAGGCGTATGTTTGTAACCATGCCACAAACTAGTTTGCGATGCTGGTTCTATGGGATTCCATGCGGTATTAACACCCAGGGCATAGGTATCCTGATACAACACATCCATGTCTGACTTTGGTGGATCACTGAACTTGGTGGGTGTGCCAAAATCTATGGTTCCATTGCTGTCACCAAAACTATTGTAAGCATGACCATTCTCCAACAAGTAATCAGCATATTCTGGAAAGTAAATATTGGCCGCTTCATATCCTGGTGTCCAAGCATAGGGCACCCAAGAGTAAATTAAGTTTTGATCGCCTGAAAAATTACTAGTTCTGTAATTTTGTGTTATGTCATACCACTTTGTAGCAGTAATCACAGTGCCAGCACTTACACTAGTAGGATCTGAGCTTGGGTTTTCTATGATGCCCCAATCAAACCAAAAGTTATCATGCTTGACTAACCATCTGTTGGGATCTGTTTGGCTCTGATATATTCTACCTGGGCCAGCAACCGCGGTATAATTTACAGTAGTGCCAGGTATGGGTGAACTACCTTCTGTAAACAACATTTCTGCGCCTGGCACAACTCTAAATATTTCATATGTGGGTGAATTTTGTGTGCCACATGTATAATTAGCACCTGTGACAGGTGGATTATAATAATTGCTTACTAATTGTATTTCATATTCGGATATCTTAAAGCCTACAACATTGCTATAATAGTAAGGATATAAACTAGGTATGTAATCACTGCGTGATTCTAAATAATTTGGTGGAAAATCTGCTACATTGTGTCTAAAATCACAATATGTTTCCAATCCAGCAAGAGCATAGCTAGAAATAATGTCCTGATTGGGTGATATCAAGAACCTACCATCCGCAGAATTAGTTATATAGGCATTGATTTCATTACGCCTGTTAAAACTAGCATATGGTTTTGCTTGTCCACTACCAAACCATGCGTCATAACTCCAGTTCATGTTTTGATCTTCAGTAAACGCACCACTGGGAGGTGTCCAACGTGTTCTGTAACCACTAAGGTCTTGTGTAAAGTTAGTGGCACCTGAGAACATTTCAGCCAGGTTGTCCAACTCTACTCTACATCTGCCACGCTGATAACTCTGATTGCCCCACATACTATAATATGCGGCAGTTGCGCTTCTGAGTTGCCAGTTATAGTTGCTAGTGTCCTTAGGTCTGCCATCCTGAGTAAAATTATGCCAGTTTGGTCTGGGACAATAATCTGTGATAATTCTGATAGCACCAGTAGGCGCCCAAGCTAAATCTGTTAAACCAGTGTTGCTTTGATAGTTTACATATTCGGGTTCAGTAGGATCTGATTGTGCTCTGATTCTAGCACTGGTATCTGTGAGGTTACCCACAGGTGCTCTGTTATAACCTAAGTCAGTGGACTTGAGTGCTGTGTCATAATACACAGGTTTTACACCATAGCTATCTGTGGCACTGCCTGTCTGAACTGCTGGCAATGTGTTTGCGGCTTCTCTGGCCACTAAATCTGCTCTCACAGTAATGTTTGCCCAACCACTCCAATCCTTGTCAAGACCAGTTGCTTGATAATTACAACCATTTGAGTTGCTAACATTGAACCAGAACCATTTCCAACCACTGCCAAGTGTGCCATTAAAATTTGTGTCCTTGAACATGCGTTGCGCAAAAATGCTGTGATAGTAGACATTTTCCAAAGCATGATCTACACGGTTTTGGCATTCAAAGTCTATGGTTTTGCCTGACGTCCAAGCAGTAGTATCCTGGAACACACCCTGATAAAAACCTTTGCCCCAAACAGGTTTGCGTATGGTTATGTCAGAGTTTATGCCACTGCCTCTGAATGTGTCGACCATGTCAGTAGCCATAATGGTAGGCACACTACTGCCACCATTGTTATAACTGTCAGCCTCCCAGAATGTTCTCCACCAAACATGGTGATAACTTAGGCGTCCATATAACGCCAAGTCCAGACGCTTTTTCTCTGGATTGTGTTGATATAATGTTCTGTCCCAGTTGTCCACACTTAGGTTAAACTCTGACATCAGGTCCAGATTGTCTGGCAATGATGCTAGATCATAATACACAGGATCTGGATAATACCAATCAATGTTGCTGTTAAAATTGCTACACAAAGCAAACGTGCCCAACCTCACACTGCTAACAGGATCACTGGTAGGTGCGGCTGTGGTTGTCCAGTCTGAAATGTCTGCGGCAAAGTTGCTACAACCAGCAAACCACCAAGGCATCAATACATCACGATATGTGTATACACCTTTTATGTAGGTAGGTTTAGGTTGTGGCAATGTCCAGTTGCTCATGGTTGTGGGTGTGCCAGCACAACCTGTAAACACATGGTGACACTTAGCATAAGGTCTGTTTTCGTTGTGCGTGGTGTCAGCATTGTAATAGCTAAAGTTATAATCTGTGGTCCTGGGTCTGGTGTCCACACTGGTGTCATAACTGCTTAGGTCGACATTGCTAAAGTTTGTGGGGAATTGTGACTTGTAGAACATACAGCTAATGTTGCTGGAGTTTGTAAAGTCCCAGTTTGTTATGTTGGTAGGCACATTTGTGGTGTAGGCAAACTCATAACTACAATCTGTGTTGGCCTGATACATGGGCTGGTTGTAACTACTCACAAATGTGTTACTACCTGAGCTAAACATAAATGCTTGGCTAAAGTTTGTGTTCTCACTCTGGTCACAGTGAGTTAATTGCGTTGAACTACTGGTATCTGACAAGCCCGCATACCTGTAAGTTTGTTCCAGGCTAGATATTTTGTGCGCAGTGTTTGATAAGTTAATAGCACTAATGTTACTGCCTTGGTGTGTTCTTATACAACTTGTGGTATCACTGAGTGCTAACAAATTATCCAGGAATGGACTTACGTTACTGCTATCTGGCATCAAGCTAAATGTGCCATCCAACACCATCTCTGTGGTATTAGCTCTCACAGTCCAGGTATCTGTTATAACATTGCCAGGGAAGTTTGTGGTTGACCTAAACGCATCTGTCATGATTGACTTGCTTTGGTCTGCGGTCATGTTGTTCCAACCAAATATCAAATTGGCTGGCAAGTCATCTGGCAATCTACCACAAGCACTAAACGCACCTTGTGCCAAACCTTCACACACATCAAACAAACCATCCCAGTCATTGTTGTTGCCCAACATCACAATGTTTGCCATGTTGTTATACAAATTGCTAAGGGTCACAGTGTTAAAGGTCATGTGATTGTTGATGTCAGATGTTATGTCACTGGTTGTGATGTTCACATCACTGTTTGCTTCATGGTCAATATATTCCCATGAATTTGTATCATGTGTGACATTAACAGCATACTGGTTTATACGCAGGTCTCTGAATCCCAATGCTTGTGTGGTGCCATAAATCACCACAGGTATGTCTGAATTAATTGCTGTCAACTTAGGCGCACTACCTTCACTGCCTAAAATAGTAGTGACATAGGTTTTGTTATTCTTAAACACTCTGATGTTAGTATCGCCTTGTGTGGTCAATCTTAACTGACTGCCAGTTTGTAAATCTAACACAAAATAGTAGGGACTATGTGGCCTAACAGTTGCTCCCCACCAGGGCTTCTCAAATTCTGTCCAATCACTAGTAGTGTTAAGGTCAAAGTTACTGGGTTTGCTAGGTATACCACTAACATCCCAGGTGCTGATGTTTTGATCGAATATGCTAGCATCTCTGAACATGCCAATCATGTTTGTTACATCACTAACATCCCACTGATACATGGGTGAGTTATAAACACTAGCACCTCTGAACATTTCCTGCATGTTTGTGACATTTCTGGTGTCCCACATACTAATGTCCTGGTTAAACACACTACAATTGCTAAACATACCATCCATGGCTGTTACATTTTGTGTATTCCAATTGTTCAAGGGTGCGTTAAAATTACTACAGCCAGCAAATGTGTTACTAAACGTTGTGGCATTGTCTGTTGCCCAGGTGTTTACAATGTTAGCACTGTCAGTAAAATCAGTGGCGTTCATGAATGTCTCATAAAAACTACCCAAGTCCTGGAATGGAGGCAATTCAAAGTCGCCTGTGACATCTTTAAACAATCTGTAACCCACAGCACTACCCACAAACACATCATCAAAGCTAGAAATATAGGTCATGCCAATGGTGTTAGCAAACTGTGGATTGTATAAGATTCCTGCCACAGGATCATTCCATGCTGGCCAGCCATTGGTAGCCAACCAAGCATCTATGGTGGGATTGCTAACAAATCCTTCGCCTGGGCCCAACACAGTGTATCTGCCAGTTTGGTTAATAGTAGTAGAGCTACGTCCTACGCCAGTGTGTTCCAGATAATAAGGCATGCCATCGGGCGCCATGATCCAACAATCTGTGCTATCACCATAACTTACTTCCAGAGTGTCTGTTACATCTATGAACACTGTGTTTTCGTAATCCTGGTTGGGATCTAACGCACAACTACCTGGTTGTAACTCCATGACAATCTCTTGCGTAGTGATTGGTATATTTGTGGGTATTTCATACCAGGGTGGGTTGCTTGTGCCTGGAGGAAATTCAGTGTTAGGTTTGTTGTAAAGATGAACTATGGGTGACTTACACAACAATTCATCTGTGCCTTCAGCATACACATACAAGGCCATTTCTCTGTCAATAGCAGTATGACTAAAACGCATTTGCCAACGGCTTCTCACAACAAATCTACATTTGTCATTGGCACTCTTTAAATTTTTAGGTATATAATTGACCTGGACATTAGTGTTGTCTGAATATTCACCTATGGTCTCCCAATCATATGTATTAATGACATCACCATTGGGCAATATAGTGCTACTAATTAGATCAGTATAGGTTTTTACTCTCACAGGCTTGATGCCACTGTCAACAAAATAATTGCTGTCATAGGTTTCTTCTATCCATACCATGCCATAGTAAGGATTGTCAGGCTCTGTTTGTCCTATCTCAAAATGACTGTCACCTGGTTGTTTAAATTCGTTCACAGGGAACCAAGTAGTTTGCGCAACAAACTGACTGCCTATGTTGCCCTTTAAGATACAATACACATTGGCAACACCCTGGTCTGTGAGATATGTTTTGTCAATGTCCACACTAAACCATAATGTATTTTCATGGTTAACAATGCCTTCCATGTTGTTTGTGGGTTGTAACAGTGGATTATTCTCAGTGCTAGATCTGATACTTTGTCCGCTATGCCAGGTGCCATGCCTAACCAACGATTTTTCTGCTAGCCCACTATCTCTGGCACTCAATTTAGTCGCATTGGTAACACTACAACTAGCATACTTTCCTGGTGCTAATTCAGTAGGACAATTTGATCCTTCAGGTGTATAATCAATATATCTGGCCATTTATTCTACCCTCATGCGGCTGTTATTTCTAATCTGGTATTTAAGGTTAGTAAGTTCACAAGTTCCTGACTGTGACGGCAATGTGGGATGATCCCAAGTTAAGTTAGCACGATAACGCAAACGCATGTTACACTTGCCAGGGAACAGACCTAGGTCGTCCCAGATATCCAATGCCACATGTTCAGCAAAATTTTGATCTGTATCTGTGGGAATATCTATGCCTTGCCAACGTTTCATTACATTAAACAATCTGGTTTGTTTTACAAACCTGTCTGGATAACTTTCTGTGCTACCTGTGGGAAAACTTACTCTATTGGTATCGTATTCTATCTCACACTCACATCTGACTTCCACATAGCTATCAGAGCTAAGTGTATAATCTGCGCCAGGGCTTGCTACATTAGCAGTGCCCAACACACCCAAGTAATAATTATCTGATGCTAACTGCGCAACGTCATAAAGATATTGTGTAGTGGCACCTGCTGTGCTAGTAACAGTGGTATTTGCTACACTTTGTTCTATGTAGGTGTCACCTGTGCCACTAACAGTAACCATGGCATTGCCTGTTATGTCCCAGGTATCCATGGGATGTGAAATTGTAAACACATTGGTTTCGTTGTTGGGATAGCTCTGGCTGTAAAAATAGTTGATGTCAAAACTATAATTGCTAGGCTGTGATGTTGTGCCACTCTGACCAAGTTTGCTGGTCTTTAACACAAAATATCTGGTGTTGCCAGTGTAGTCAGGATCACCATCCAAGGGCGATGTAAATGTATATACATGTCCACCATAACTGGGCGACCAATAGTCATTGCCAACTCTGGCAACAACCTTCATGAAGTCCATGGCTTCACCTGTGCCTTCCACAGCAAACGCAATAAATTCTTCTCCTGCCGCAAAACTAGGATAACCATAGTTTATGGGCATGTTTAATTTTGGTTGATTAAGGCTTGCTGTTATGCTACTGGGTGTAACATCTGTGTTAGCATTAGTAGCATAGTTGTAATCATAGATGTCAATGGTGCCGGCAGCCGCATTGTCAAACACAATAGCTTGAACAACACGAATATAAATTGGTGGTGTAACAAATATGTTGGTATCAGTGCCTTCATATGGGTCATCACTGTAACTTTGTGGCTGGAATGGCTTGTCACTGTATTTTTTACACTGATAACTGTAAAATAATGCGCCATCTGAGCCGATTTGCTCTGTGATCTTGATAATTCTGGCTACTTGTGTGTCCAATCCTTGTGCTTCATCAGTGATTGTTACATAATCACCTACTTTGGTGTCACGAGTAGAGTAATCTGCGTCAAATTCTATCACAGTATCTTCACGATTCTCATACAAACTTATGTTTGCCATGACCTGTGCTCTGGCACGGCCATTGATCATGGGAAAATTATAGGTTACACCATTCTCTGGCTCATTGGCTTGCCTGTCACCAGCACTGACTTCCATTCTGACACTGTTTGTTTCTGACAACAACCTGCGATCTGGATAGTTTACTTGCGCATAGGTAGGCAAACTAAAGAAGTCACCTGATGTAATGTTTATCCTGCCCATGATGTTGTCTGATGTAAACTTAAATAAATTTTCTATGTCTGAAAACCTTTGTCCACGTTGTTTGATAATCCTAAACAATTGTTCTTCATGGTCCCAGTGTAGTTGTGCTAGGCCTGCTTGTGTGATGCGTTTTATGTTATCGCCCACTGGCAAACTACTGTTAATGGCATTGTTAATGGCCATCCAACGTGCTGTTGTTAGTGTGCCCGATGAATTGTCTGGATCCTGATATTTCCAATCACCAGGATTGCCTCCATATGCTGTGCCATTAAACACATCTAAATCACAGTTGCTACGCCACTCACTAAAACTGTTGGTGTCAATAAAAGTATTTGCTATGCCCAGACCGTATCTGGTGTCAGTCAAATATTCTTCCAACACCAAAGCAGGATTGTTTTTGCGTTCACGAGTATACAAGTTTTCTGGTGGCAAATAGTTGGAAAAATTATCCAATCCAAAACGCCATTCACCCAGACCAGAGATATCTAGATCTGGATCACTAGTTACTTCCACACACGCAAATACCATGCCTTGTAAACTGGTGTTGGCAGGTATTGTGGCAAACTGATCTGCGTTTTGTGAGTTGCCAGGAAATACTTGGTTGCTACCATCTGTGTGGCCCACATACACAGCAACTCTGAAGTTATTGTTGATAGGTTCATAGGCACTGGTATTGCTACGATATATTTCAGGATCTGCTAGGCCAGTCACAACACCATTGCTACCAAACAAACAAAGTTGGCCATTATAATAAATGGCAGGATCATAACTGCCATACCAACAGTCATTGTCTGCGGTGGGTGTTAACTCTGTGGCAGTGATACAAAAGCCAGGCTCTACTGTGCCCACAATCACACCAAATTGGTCTTCAAAGAATCTGGTGTCCTTGAGTGAGTTCAATACACTTGCGCTGTTTGTGTTTACAGTGCTCCACACTTCATCGATGTGAGTATGACTAAGCGCAATGATATAACTGTGGATGGCATTGCCATTGGGCGCAGTGCCCACACGAGTTTTGTCAATAACCACACCACCTGTTACGCATCTGCCAACCACTCTGGGCAACCTGTTTAAAGTGTTGGGCTCAATTTGTTTTAGATCTTCCTGTCCTGATATTTCACCTTCCCCAGCACCAGTAATGGTAAAAATATTGGCAGGTGTTGCGCCACGTCCAGTAGTAATGATACTCTGGTTAGTTCTGTTTATGCTGTCACGATTTTCTACACTTACTCGTTGTGCGTTTGACTGCGCACTACGGAAAACATCAAACAAACTGGCCATTATATACCTCCAAAACTACTGCTTACTTTGTCGAAGGCGCCATCCCCAGGAAAATATCTGCGGCGGTCTGCTCCGTTGGTTATCTCTCCTCTAAACTGTGCGTAATAAAAATCCTGTATGCTCTGAGCACTCATTACCAAACTTAAGGTTGTTTGTCCTAGCAAACTTTCATATTCTTCCACAATAGCAAATGTGTTTATGATGCCTCTGAATGCTATCCATTGTTGTGCTAGGCTAGCATCACTAGTGGGTCCATCATCCACCAATCTGTGAACAATAACTTCGCCGCCTCTGATGGGAGAAGTTTGCGCAATCTGATTGTAGTTGGCATCACGACTTATACCGCTAACACTGATAGTCATTTCTGTTTGCGATGTTGATACCTGTGACGTCACAGGTGATATACTTAACATACTGCCCAGGGCCATATATTGATTACTGTTATAGGTCTCTGGTCTCCAACTATCACTCAGGTAATAAGTTGTGTCATCCAGAGTAAGATCCACTAACGTATGGTATGTTAAATTAGCAACATTTGGCATTATTCAATAACCTCTTGTAACACATACACACCAGTGCTGTTAAACAATTGATCGCCCACAATGCTATGGTCAGGTTTGCTAACCATTTGAACTCTGAATCTAACATTAGTGCCATAACTTATGCTTTGACCTATGAATGTAGCAGTGTTGGGATAATCATGGGGTATAAAGTTTCTGTGGACTAATACACTGACATTACCTGAACTAACTGGCACTGGCACATCGTTTACCACAGTATAGGTATAGGGATAACCCTGAGTTTTGCCTGGCTGAATGAAGTCACCTTTTTTAAGCAAGTAACCACCTGAGCCACTACCACTGGTAACGTTAATTGTAATAGTATCTGAATAATTGTTTACATTTGTCAGAGTTGCTGTATTCATGATGTTAGCATAATCACCCTGATATTCAGTGATATAACTTAGGTTGGTATTGGTATCGCCAATATCTACATCTTCAGTATAACGTCTGTCCAGATAATCCAGGGTCTCTACCATGCTACGTGAGTTTGTGTAACGTTGTCCTGGATTATAGGTTACGTTAAAACGCCAGGGTCTGGAAAAGTTTACACTACTGCTAACCAATCTACCACTGCGAGTAACTTGCTGACTGGTCATAGCAGGTCTGCTAATTGTTATGTTTGTGCTACCATCAATTATGTTTTGTATACTCATAGTTTCACCTTAAATTGGTTGTAATCTGGCGCCTGCTCTGGTAACATTGTAAATGAAGCCAGGATCTCTGGCAATCATGTCTCTGAAACTTTGTGCGTCAGTTGCGTTAATGTTGTAAACAACTTGTGTGCTACCTCCTGAGTTAGCACCTTCCATGATTTGTTGTGTTTCCAGTCTGCCAATAACTCTGGCAGGACCAGTAACAATCTCTGGGCCTTTCTCACCCACAATACCAAATTTGCCTTGTGGAATCATACCACCTGAGTCAAAGAATCCACTAAAGATATTGCTAATACCACCGCTAAGGAAGCCTAACACAGCCTCAAATATTTTTTGTGCCAACAAACGCTTGAGCTGTTTGATCATGTCGTCAATCAGGTCACTAAAACTACCTTTACCAGTCTCAACAAAGTCTACAAATGCGGCTTTCATGCCATCCATGGCAGTTTTGTTTAGATCCTCCATGGTAGAGTTTATAGCTTCATACAAACTTATTTGTGTATCAGCATTTTCCTTGGCTTTGGCATCTTCAGCCTGCATGGCAGCCATGGCTGTTTCATGACGTTGTTTGACCAGGTTAATTTGTTCGTCAGTGAGTGCGTTTAATTCTTCTGTTAGCCTGTTACGCTCTTCATCTGTAACAAGCATGTCTGCGATAGCTTTAAGTGCGTCCTGGCGTTTGTATTCCAGGTCCATGAGCTGTTCTTTGAGTTCGGCTTCTTCTTCTGTGAGGCCAATAACTGCTTGTGCTATCTCTATTTCACGTTCAAGTGCTTCATTCTTTGCGGCTACATTTTCTACTATTTCTTCACCACGTTCCAGTGCTCGCTTGTGAATTTCCTCCAGCATTTTATCGGATTCAGCCATGAGCTCATTGGTGCGCTCCATGGCTTCCTGCTTTTGCTCTTCGGTCATTACTATGACTTCTGATACTCGCTGTGCTGTTACAACTATTTCTTCTAGCTGTTCTAGCTGTGCTGGATTTGCTTGTGTTTCCTGTAGACTTGTTGTTGCGGCTTCAACATTTTGAATTGCTATGACCTGATCATCATATAATTCGTTCATGGCCAACAATGCCGCACTGGCGCCAGCAATACCTGCGCCAACTTTGATCAAACCAATACCAGTAACACCTTGTAAAATTGTTGCGGCTGTTGCGGCGGCTTTGACTGCGTTTGTGAATGTAACAATGGCATTTACCACAGCAATGATCTGTCCCACTGCGGCTGCCGCAAACGCACCTGCCATGGCGGCTACTAGTATGTCAAAGTTTTCTATGACTATTTTTAATGCGCCACCTAAAACTTCGCCAATTGTTCTGGCAACTTCGATTATTTGTTCTTTGTTTTGGGCAAATGCTTCTGTGACACCACTTAGTGCCTCCATGAATGCTTCGCCAAATGCTTCACCAACTGCTACTTGTATCTGGAACAAAGCATCTGAAAACATGCTGAGCTGTCCAGTCATGGTGTTTACAGCGTCAGCGTTGGCTTGTGTTACTTTCTCGAAACTAGCAGTAAAAAGTTCTTGTGTTTGTTCAGCAGTGTATTCAACACCTTCCTGGAATCCTAAAAATGCCTTTACACCTCTGTCTCTGAAAGTATCAGCACTGGCAATACCTGCGCTAAGTGCTCGCTGAACGTTTGATGCGGCATCCTGGAAGCTCATGCCAAACGCATTGGCAATACCTGATGTAAATTCTATGGCATTGCCCAGGCCACCCATTTGCTCTTCTACCAGAGCTAAACTTGGCACACCAGCTTGTATGTCTGCCAAACTTACTGGTAATTTTGCGGCACTCTCAGTAACAATGTCCAAGGCCTGAGCGGCAAGTTCAGCATCACCATACAATGTTTTAAGTGTGATGCCAAGATCTTCTACGCTTCTTGCGGCGTTTACAGCACTAACAAGTCCAGCACTAGCACCAACTAAAGCAGTTAAGCCTGCGGCTACACCTGCGATGCTAGTCTTGGATTTTTCAGCACTACGGCCTACACTATCAAGACCCTGATCAACTTGTTTGATGCCACGATTAAAATTACTGGTATCTAGTTCTAATGCTACTGTAATCGACTTGGCCATTTAAAATCTCCTCAGTTTTTCCGAGATCAATCTGTCCACATAATCTATGGTAGGATCGACCATGCCGTCAGGAGCTTGTCTGCTCCAACCATCATCCAATCTGCCAGCATAGGCATAATCAGCTTTGATGGTCTCTTTCCTTAATCTGGTATTACGTCTAGCATTGCCTGACCTCACAGGTGTTTCACCCACAAAGAATGTGTATGCCTTTTCTGGCACACCGTCAATGATCTTTTCTAAACCATTAATCAACTTCTTCTTGTCTTTGGTCATGCTCATGCTTCACTCTCTTTTGTTTTATTGTCTCAGCTAGAGCTTTGGTATCATAGCCTGCTAAGGGATCTTTTTGTCTATCATGCTGTAGTTTTCTGTAACTAGTGCTGATGTCAAATACCCATAAATCAAAGGTCGAGGCTCTGGCTAATACCTCACCAGGCAACAATCCATATCTTTCAGCTAGGCTGTCCAATATAAGCGCACGGCTAACATCAGGATCATTTTCTGATATTTCGTGCTTTAAAACTTTCCCAAGTTGCTGACTACACGGTTAATGGCCAAGCTCATTACATAGCCTGGTAATACATCACCATCACCTATGAGTTCGTTGCCAGATTCATCCAGGATCATGGTTTTACAAAATTCTATCAGGGCCGGCATATTTTCAGTGTTTACTTCTTTGCCTACCAGGCCTAAATATTTTTCCATGGGTTGTCTGTCCCAGGTATAGAATTCCAGTGACTCGCCGTATTGCTCGACAATCTGTTCTTCGTCTAGGGTAATTTTAATTAATCGGGGTTTTGCCGCTATGTCTGAAAGTTTCATCTATCAATCTCCATCTGAATTTTTGATCGAGTGTATGCCACTAAGGCAAAAACTCAATCTACTACTAACTTTATCTGAGTCCTTTTGTAGGCAACTCAGTTCATTCTTGGCTTTCGCTATCTCCTGCTCCAGAATCTTGATCTTCTGGTCCAGGCTCAACGTCGACCACAGTTGATTTTGCTTCATCTTGGTCTACCTTAATATCTTTTTGTGAGATACCACAGTATCGTAACGCACGTTCCCAGGTAAACTGTTTGCCACCTATGTTAAATGTCTCAGGTGGATTATTCTGGTGTGCTAATACAAATTTTTTAACTCTGTTTACACTCATAATCTTATCTCTATTTAGTTAGGGGGGATAAACCCCCCCACCGTTAGGGATGCGTCCCTTGATTGTAGTTTCCTGCTACTTCTATGGTAATGGGCGATACCCAAACTGGGGCATCTGGATTGGTGGTTGGAGCGAGTCCGCTCAGGTAACCAATGCCTTCCACATAGTCGTCGCCTGTTTCACTACCTGCCCAGTATAATCTGAAGCATACCAGATACTTTTCGTTGGTGGTCTTGAAAATACCATCACGTTGAACTGTGTCAACTGTGGCACTAGCATTACCAAAGAAGCTATCTGGATCAACAACCAGGTTCATACCCAGGCTGTTTGTGCTTGAGGTAGTAATTACATACTCACTCAGGCTGTCCAATTGCTTCCAACGGAAAAGACCAGGCGTAGCGTTAACAGTGATCTCCTGAAGTGCTGGAACCAGCATGGCACCACCAGCAATCTCACTACCTGCGGCACCAAGTTGTGATACAACAAGGTTACCCGCACCAAATGGTGAGTCGATTTGCTGAGGAGTGGCATCTGGAGCACTTTGGACCCAAAGTTCTACAAAGTTTTCAAAGGCGCCTGTGTTAATATAAGCCATTGCTTGTCTCCTTTAGACGTTATATAGTTTGGTAAACGTATATGTAAAAGTATACACATTGACGTCACCCGTTATTTCTGTTTGGACTTCACATAAGTTTTTAATGTTGCCTGTAATACTATCTTTGGCTGAAATCAAACTCTCAACCATGCTGTCGGTATCACTTGGCTCGTTTTTGGCATCCACAGCAACATAGGCTTCCACAACCGTATCACGCTGATATATGTCACAATCATGAGAAATGGTCAGGATCATGTCTGTGACATCAGTTTGATCTTGGTCAATGTAGATGTTCTTCTTGTTTTTTACATACAAGGGAACATCACCTGATTGCCAGGGTAGCTCTGTGCTGACACGAAAACTCGTGCCAGCAACTTTGGTGGTGATATCACTGAGTAAATCTGTTCGATAACTCATCTAGCATACACCACACTTCTACGAGCTCGGCTACGTCTGTGACTCTGAGGCTTGATAAGTTTTTCTGATGATTCCACTGTTCCGTCACCATCAGCGTCATACCAGTCCCACATGCTAGTCAATTCTGTGAATAAGTCGTTAAACTTAACTTCATAGTATTTCATTTTCTGTAATTCTGGTGACTCTGGATTACCGAAATCGGCAATCTTGGGTAACAAAAACTCCTTGAACACATAATATACACACATGTCGGTAAAATCCTGTTTGCGTGATAAAATTCTGTTGGGATTAATTGCTGGAATCTCCATCTCATCATATGTTTGCCCAGTATTGAGCAAATATTGCCTCCATGACTCAGAACTGCGGATCTTTTGGTTGATTCTATCTGTGGACTTGATGCTCAGGTCGTCCAGATACTCATCCAAAGTTTGTGGATTTCCAGGAGCATTGTCGAACAATATCTCATTGGCTTCGAAAAGCCTCTGATCCGCATCCTGGATATCCTCAAAATCCGCATAACCAACTACATTGTTATTAACAATAATAAAGGCCACTATAAGTTCCTTATGCTGTTGCCAATCCTGTTGGCAGGTTATTGCTTCTGTAGAAGCGGCAGCCTACTGCCTGTCCAATCAGTCCGTCTAACAGAGCACCATTACCAATAACACTCAGGTCACCGATGTTGCCAGTGGAAGCGTTAACGCTGTTAAGCTGTGTGGCAAGGTGATATTCCTGAGCTGGTGTTACACACGCAATGAAGAAACCTGATGCGTCAGTTGGCGCATTGGCAGTTCTTAAGTTTGTAACAGCCTGGCTGATGTCGTCAAGGTTACAACGGATATTAGCTGTGGCTTCATTAACAACGCTACTTGATACTACACCGTTGATAAAGCCTGGACGAACCTGGACAAAACCATTACGGACAGTAGCAACCATGTCATGACGATCACGATCTACGTCGTTGAACATCTTGAGGGTTGGTTCACGCTTCATGGCATAACCCATGGCTTCTGGTGACATTACTACAGCAACGTCAGCAGTAGTTAATGCACCAGCGGCTGGGCCTACTTTAGTTACGGTTACGTTAGCGATGTCAGTCAGAGCAGTTTCTGCATTTGTGAGTGCTACTCTGAAACCAGCGATGTCAGTTGCTTGCGCAATAGCACGGCTAAGTTGAGTTGTTACAGCAGTGCGAACAGTAGCAATACCACCATCTTCTAGTGACTCTTCTGTTACAAATGAGCCAGCGCCACGCTTTTTAACTGTGATGCTTGCTGAACTTGTAGCAAAGTCTGATTCACTGGCACCAGTGATAATCTGGTTGCCTTCTGCTACGGTAGCGCCTGCGGTATAGGCATCATGCGTTGGGATACGAACTGTATCACCAGCAGTGCCTGAAATGTTATAAGAATTAAGGATCAATGCTTGGTTGGGAAGCAATACCATGTTGTCATAGAATGGGATCAGGTCCGCAACTACGTCAGCATAAAGATCATTAATAGCTGTTGAGTTAGTTGTCATTATCTTCTCCTAGCTTGTTTAGGGTTGTTTACAACGCCTGACACACTTAACATACCTTTGCCAGTATCTCTGGCACTATTGTGCGTCATTTGTTGCTTAATCATGTTATCAGTGATCTCAGATCTACTGAGGCTTCTATTTGAATTTCTAATCGCAACATAAGCATTTCTATACTCAGGATCATTGGCTATACGAGCTTCGTCTAGACTTTTGATCTTTTCAGTAGTTGTTATGCCACGATCAGCAGACTCCCCTGATATGCCAGTTTTTGCTTGTGGCAAACCCAATTGACGGGCAATAAGGCTTACAGCACTCTGATAATCAGGACGTTCTCCTGAATCATCTAACATTAACTGGTCACCATTTCGAATAGCAAACGTATCTCCTTCCAACTCAAACATGTTGCGTGACTTCATCAAGTCAATCACAGCATTTTGCTGATCTGAATTCCATGAGGTAGGCATACTAGATTTAAGTTGGCTAATATGATCTCCCATGACCATTTGAGTTTTAAGGCTTGTGAGCTCTGCCTGTAGTTCTTCCACAGTTTGCTCACGCTTTTTAACAGTCTCTCTGAGTGATTCCACACTAAGATTGTTGTCTGGTGTGGATTCTTGTAGTGTTTGGATGACATTCTTAACTTGGTTAAAGTCATCTACTCCAAAATCCCTCAATAAGTTTTGTTCTAATTCACGTTTAGCATTGGCCGCAATACGATTTGTGTCGTCTCTGGAATAAACTCTTACTCCATCCACAAAAAGTTTACCATCACGGTTTTCTACTCTGGGGGTGACTTCATCAGATTTTGCTTCAGCAGATGGTGCTGATGTTTCCTGCTCTGTAACAGGGTCAACGTTAACGCCCGCGACTGGCTCTTCCATGACTTCGGTGGTCATTTTACTTCTCCTGGGTTATTCGACTGGAGTGGTGTCGTAATTTTCAATTTATACTCCTGAGTCAGTGCTAGTAGACAACAACAACTCTGACATTCTGAGCTGTAGGTTTTCTGTTAACACTGGATCTGGTTGTTGTCCTGTGATCGCCGTGAGTTTGGCTTGTAGATCCAGGATTTTTGTTAGTTCAGCAATCTCATGCTCCAGGGCACGTTTGTTAAACTGACGATTATAGCTGATGCGGAAATCATCTGGCATGGGTGCGTTCAGCCAGTCCATGGTAATTTCCCACATGTGGTATTCTGCGTTTTCCATGTTGGTTGCTTTGCGTCTGATCAACGCCGCAAGTTTGTCATCATATACTTCAATTTGCTCACCTGATCTACTGGACCTTACTAAATCTTCTGACCTTAACATGGCTAATTGTGTGAGCTTGTCAACTTTGTTATCGATCAAATCACGGATTTCTGTGATGGCATCCAACTCTGGGCTCACAAACTCATAGGTAAATGTTTGCTCACCTGTCAAACTGGTTGGCACTCTGACAATACTGCCAGGCTCGGCGCCTATCTCACCATTGTTGAGTTGATCTGTGCTTTCATCAATAATTAGTGTAGGATGACTGCTATAGGTGATAGCACTGTATATTTCTGCTAAGTCACCATACACACTGCGTTGTATTTGTGAACAATCTGCTATGGGTGTGGTGCCCACATTGTTGTAAACCTTAAGGCTTTGGTAACAGGTTACCAGTGGCACATATCCTAACTCGTTGACTTCTGGTATCATCCATACACCGTCACTAAGCTGATAA